CTCAAGAAGAAGAAGCACAAGTTGAACCGAAAGAAGAAGCGAAAGCTGAAACTGAAGTTGAACAAAACCCTGAAGCTCAACAAGAGGTAACTCAAGAAGCTCCAGTTGAAGAAGAAGCATCCGAAGATCAAAATGCAATTGAAGAACAAACAACCGATCTACACCAAGTTATTGTTAATGGTGAAAAGATTGATGTTGACCTTGACGAATTAAAAGCAGGTTATCAAAAAGATGCCGACTATAGACGAAAAACAGAGGAGATAGCGATTGAAAAAAGAGAGCTAAAATCCGAAGAAGATCGTCTTAAAAACCAGTATTCGACCAAGATGGAAGATTTAAATTCACTTGTGGCGACTTTGAATGCTGAAATAAACAACGATTACAATTCCAAAGAGCTTGATAGACTTTGGGATGAAGACCCAACTGAAGCTGCTAAAGTTGATCGTAGGATTCAGAAACGAAAACAAACGATACAACAAGCACAGCAAAAATTGAGAGAGCATCAGCAAACTCAATTTCAGGAAATATTAAGAGAAGAACAAAAAAAACTTCACTTAAGACATCCAGAAATTGCTGACCCTATAAAAGGTACTACAGTTAAGTCAAATATTATGAACTACTTAAGTTCTAAAGGATTCTCAAATGAGGATGTCGCAAGAATTTACGATTCAAGATATTTTGATGTAATCATGGATGGCATGAACTTTCAAAAAGCTAAAGCAGCTAAACCTTCTTTAGTTTCTAAAAAAGTAAAACCAACCAAGTTTGTTAAGTCAGGTATTAAGTCAACAAAAGAAGAATTAAACTCCAAGTCTAGGTTGAATCAACTTAAGGCATTAAAAAAATCAGGAAGTGCAAAAGATGCTACTGATCTATTGATGCGTTATATATAAACAATAACCTCAAAGGAGAATAAAAATGGCTGTATATCAAACATACCAAACAGTCGGCATAAGAGAAGACCTTGCAGATATTATTTATTCAATATCTCCAACAGAAACACCTTTTATGTCTGGAGTTGCTAAAACAAAAGCAACAAACACATCACACCAATGGCAAACAGATGCTTTGGCTGATGTAGCTGCTAACCATGCAGTTGAAGGTGCTGCTATAAGTTACCCAACTTTATCAGCAACAACTAAACTAACTAACCACACTCAAATTTCTACAAAAGCTGTGCAAGTATCAGGAACAAATGATGCTGTAACATCTGCTGGAAGAAACAATGAGTTAGCTTATCAAGTAGCTAAATCTGCAAAAGAATTAAAAAGAGATATGGAAACTGCTCTTTTATCTAATGTGGCTGCTGCTGCTGGTAACGCAACTACATCAAGAAAATTAGGTGGAGTTCAAACTTGGATTTCTTCTAATGTTGATGCAGGTTCAGGTGGATCTGGTTCAGGTGGTGGAGCTGCTAGAACAGATGGAACTCAAAGAGCTTTTACTGAAGATCAGTTAAAATCTGTTTTGAGATCATGCTTTGATGCTGGTGGAAACCCTAACATGATTATGGTAGGTGCTTTCAATAAGCAAAAGCTATCTGGTTTTACTGGTGGTTCAACTAGATTTGACCAAGCAGAAGACAGAAGATTAGTTACATCTATTGATGTCTATGAAAGTGACTTTGGAACTATGCAAGTTGCTCCTAATAGATTCATTAGAGGTGCAAACTCTACTGCTGCTAAAGTCGGACAAGATGCTCTAATTTTAGAGATGGACTACTTTGCAGTTGCTTTCTTAAGAGATTTTTCTCTACAAACACCAGCTCAAACTGCTGACGCAGATCAGAGATTCATGGTTGCAGAGTACACTCTTGAGTCAAGAAACGAAAAAGCTAGTGGATTAGTTACAGACTTAACTACTTCATAATACTTAATTTGGTGGGGGAGTAATCCCCCATCAATCAATTAACAATTTTGTTTGGTCTTTGAAGATTTATTTTGAAGTCGGAACGAAGCAAATAAATAGGATAAAAAATGAGAACACTTAACGATTACTTTATAACTGCTGAAATAGAAGATATTTCAACAGCTTCATCAACATTTGTTGCTGTACCTGATGGTGGTAAAATAATTAAAATTATTACTGCTTTACAAGGTGCAATATCTGGTGGCAACGCAGCTATTTCTTTTGAAATAGGTGGTACTGCTGTAACAGGTGGTGGCATAACTGTTGCTCACTCTGGCTCTGCTGCTGGTACTGTAGATTCTGCTGAACCTACTGCTGCAAACAGAGTAGAAGAAAATGGCACTATTGAAATGATTACCAATGGTGGCTCTACTGGAGCTAAAAAATTACTTGTGACATTTGTTATAAGAAGATAAATAATAACTGGGGGGATCTTGTCTAGCGATACTTCCCCCCTCAAAAATTAGGAGAAAAAATGAGTTATAATTATGCTTTAAGACCTGGTACTACACAGAAACTTACTACCAATAATTCTTCAACAGCATCTAGTGCATTTGGTTCACAAACTGAATACATAAGAGTAGTTGGAGATGCTAATTGTCATTTTGTTTTAGGTGCATCACCTACTGCAAGTGCAACATCAGCATTATTACCATCTGGTGAAATAGAAATATTTAAAGTTTCACCTGGAGAAAAAATTGCAGTATTTCATGGTTCATCTACGAATGTATATGTTACTGAAATGAGTGCGTAGTGGCTAGACAAAAGTTTGTTCACTTTGTTCCAAGACCTAAACCAAAAAAAAGACCAAGACGACATAAAAAGGACTTGAACAAACATGAAAAACGAATGGCTAAAAAAAGTCGTTACAAAGGACAAGGTAGAGTATGAGAAAAGACATTACTATTGATGGTTTAAGTAAAACTACTTACATGAAAGATGACATGGAAGGTAAGATTGTAACCAAAGAAGAAGTTAATATCAATCCACATATTCAACATAATAAAAGATTATATAATCTTAATGATGGTTATTCTAAATCAAGAGATATGAAAAGAGTGGCTAGTATTCCAACAATAGCTTTATCTGTCTGGGCAAATGAGTATAATGGTAGTAACAATTGGTTTGGACTACCAAAAGAAGTTCAAAAACAAATATTAAAAAAAAAACTAAATTCAAGTGAGTTTAGATATTTTAGAACAGCAGAAGGTAGATTATAATGGCACTTGCAACTTATTCAGATTTAAAAACATCTATAGCAAATTGGTTAAATAGAACTGATTTAACATCAGAGATTTCAGAAGATTTTATTGTATTAACAGAAAAAGATTTTAACTCTAAATTAAGAATAAGAAAAATGAACGCAACTGATAGTTCTTTTTCTATTAATGCAGAAACAGTTGCATTACCAAGTGGTTTTTTACAAGTAAGAGATTTTTATATTGTAGAAGGTGGTACAAAACATTCACTTACTTATATTACTCCTGCACAAATGGATCAAATCAAAGGTAGTTCAACTTCTGGTATGCCAGAAACTTTTACTATACTTGGAGATAATTTTAGATTTGCACCTACACCTTCAAGCACATATACTGGAGTGTTAAATTATTATAAAGAATTTGATCCTTTATCTAATTCTAATACATCAAATTATATTTTATCAAATCATCCTGCAATATATTTATATGGATCTTTATATCATGCTGCTAATTTTTTAGGTGGTATTGAACCAGGACAAGTTCAACAATGGCAACAAATGTATGCTACAGCTCTTGAAAGACTAGAAAGAAATGACAGAGAAGATCAATATGGTAATGCACCTTTACAACAAAGAGGTGATGTTACTGTGGCTGGTTCATTTAATGACAGATATGTTGCAGTAACAAATAATAACCAATAGGAGAATAATGCAAATACCTTTTGGAGAGTGGCTTCCTGATCAACCAGAGCATAATAATCCTGGTGCAAATATTGCCAACAATGTATATTTTGCAAGACAATCTTATAAAAGATTTCCTTCATTAGTAAGTTATTCATCAAATAATATTGCTGCTGATAGTAGAGGTGCAGGTTCATTTAGAGATAATTCAAATACAGTTTTTAATTTTGTTTCTACAAACACAAATATATATCAATTAGCTGGTGGTACTTTTACTTCAAGAAAAGGAAGTCTTACAGGTTCTAATGATGACTTTTGGACTTTTACACAATTTGGTAATTATGTAATTGCAACAAATGGTGTAGATGCTCCACAATATTTTTTAATGGGTACATCAACTAATTTTGCAAATTTATCTACTATTACAACAAGTGGTACTTTACCTAACTTTAGAGTGTCAGGAGTTATCAGAGATTTTTTAGTTACAGGAAATCATAGTAACGCATCTAATAGAATACAATGGTCAGGTATCAATGATATTGGAACTTGGTCGCCTGGAACTAAACAATCAGACTTGCAAGACCTACCAGGTTCAGGTGGACAGATTACACATATAACATCAGGAGAGATTGGTTATGTGTTTAGACAAAATCAAATAGTTCGTATGGACTATGTGGGTGGTGCAACAGTATTTAGATTATCAGTAATATCACCTAACAGAGGTGCAGTATATGGTAGAACAGTTTGTCAAGATAATCGTAGAGTATTCTTTTATGCAGATGATGGTTTCTTTGAAATAAATGGCGATCAAGTTATTTCAATAGGTGCAGAAAAAGTAAATAGATTTTTTGATGTAGATTTAAACAAAGCATTTGCTGATAGAATATGTGCTGCTGTTGATCCATTTAATCAACTTGCTATGTGGTTATATCCTTCAGCTTCTAATACATCTAACACTACAGGTATTTGTGATAAAATATTAATTTATAATTATGCTACACAAAAATGGTCAACTGCTGAAGCTAATGCTAGTACAATATTTTCACAGTTTGTTGGTGCATATACAGTAGAGTTAATGGATATTATATCTCAAAACTTGGATCAAATTAATATTGCTTTAGATACTGACTTTTGGTCTGGAGGACAATTACTATTAGGTGCAATAGATAATAATTTTAAAGCAGCTATCTTTTCTGGTACTGCAAATGTAGGAGAAATAGAAACTTCAGAAATTGAGTTGTTTCCAGGAACAAGATCAAATATAATAGGTGTAAGACCTATTGTAGATGCTGAAGCTACTGTAACTATAAAAACTAGAGATAAACTAGCAGATAGTAGTACAGAATCATCTGTTTCAAGTATGAATACAACAGGTATTAATCCAGTAAGACAATCTGGAAGATATGTAAAATTTAATGTAAAAATACCAAGTGGAGGAGCTTGGAAAGATGCACAAGGAATAGATATTGTTGCATCAAGATCAGGCTTGAGATGACAGATAAAAGTGATATAGATAATGTGAGATACAGTTTTGAAACTCAAGAGTTCTTTCAAAGACAAATTGAAGAAGCTATCAACGCATTGATTAACGAAAAGAATCAAGAAAACAATAAAGCATTTGCTTGGTTCATAGGAGAATAAAGTGGCAGGTATAAAAGATTATTCAACAACACAAGCTAGTAACACATCATTAAATGGTATTTCTGTTGCAGAAGGAATGCTACCCTCTAATCTAAACAATGCAATCAGAGCATTGATGAAGAATACTAGAGAGTGGTTCAATGATGCACAATGGGTAGAATATGGTGATGGTGATGGTGCTTATACAGCAGCTTACGCATCAGCAACTTCTTTTACAATTAATGGTGTAGATGTAAGTGCAATCTATCATGCAGGTAGAAGAATTAAAATTATAGATTCAGCTAATACTTTAGTTGGAACAATAGCTTCATCTTCATTTTCTTCAAACACAACTATTAATGTTACTTTTGATTCTGGAACTCTTACATCAGGTTCTATCTCAAATGTTTATATTGGTATATTATCTAAAACAAGTAATTCAATTCCAACTGGAATTGTTACAACTATAACATTAGCAGATGGTTCTGTTACTACAGTTAAAATTGCAGATGATGCAGTTACTAATGCAAAGATTGCAGACAATGCAGTTCAAGCATCACAAGTAAATGCTAATGCAGTTACAGAAGCAAAGATAAATGCTAATGCAGTTACTA